ACTAATTTTGGAGCAATATCCGCCATGTGCTAAGAATAGCGGATACTATTCTGACTTGGGTTTATTTCCTTGAAGGATGGTTTGTATTTGAGCCATTATCTTTGATTCATCTTCATCAGAGGCGCCGGTATCGGAAGTGAATTTTACATTTTCTTCCCAATTCGAATAAGCCTCTTGGATGGCTCTAAGTCTCTCTTGTCTAGTAGTCATATTCTAATTATACCCTAGTTTAGTTTTTACTTCCACCGGGAGCGGGCTTCTCTCTTGGAGTTCCATCGTAAATCATTCCATCACCATCATGGTCAATTGGACCTTCAAGAATTCTCATACCTTCGGCGGTCAAGGCTTTGGAGTATTTGAAAAATTGTCCATACATCAATTTTTTACCAGCCCAATTCTTATCACCTTCTTTGTATCCAATGTTTGCGAAATCGGCAGGTAAAGGAAAGCCATCTTCTTTCATTGATTTCACACTATCGTAAGTTACTTCCCCATCCGCATCTACTTTGTAACCATTGAGCGCTCGACTCATAATGCCATCAAATTCTTTTCTTTCGGGTGAATCCACCTTAAATGTTATGCCGGCGGTACCAAGTAATGCTCCTAACGCAGTAAAAGCATGGTCAGGCGAGCGCCAATCGTATCCCGCTCTTGCCCAATGTCGAGCGCCATCTTCAAGACCAGTTGAAACAATAATCCCATCTAAGCCTTGAGCGACATACCATGCCTCAGTCCGTTGTATCAATTCTTTACCAAAGCCAGTTCCTCGATTATCCTCATCGTAAATCTCGAATAAATTATGCTCAACCAATAATGCTCCATTTTTTTCAAAAAAGGTTCTTTCGATTGCGCCAATGACCTCATTATTTTCGTCAAGAATATCTCCGCTAATTCGGATGCCGCCATCTACAACATCACCATATCCAATTCTGCTGGAGAATGTTCTTTGATTTCCATTTCGGTCTATTCCAGTATGCTCAATATCAAATACATCTGCTAACTGCATCGTGATTTCCTCTGTACTAAGGCGTTCGTCCCCCCTTTCGTCTCTAATTTGCGACTCTAAATCATCAATATTATTTTCAATATAATTATAAACCATTTCATTTTCTACCCGCTCAAAGATTTCATTTTTTTCTTGTTCGGTGTATTCATGATTAGGGAATTCATTTTGAAGTGCCTCTAATCTTTCAGCGACTTCCGTATCAATATCTTCTGTGATTGCTTGATATAAAGGTCCTGTATTTCTAACCAACATGTCAATTTCTTCGTATGTTACTTCTGAAGGTTTTAGAGCATTTCTAATATCATCGGCGGAAGGACCAACATCCTTCATAGATTTAATTCGCTCACTTTGTTCTGCTGTATAACCTTTAGCCCAAAGTCCATGGTCGGCTTGGTCATGCTCGGGTCCGCCCTCATGCTTGAGAACGGGTTTTAACCCGTAGTCAAAATAAATTACTTTGGTTCTTCTTCGACTTTCATTCCAGTCATTTTCTCCCAAAGTTCTTTTGCGTAAGCGTCTTTCTCCTCCTCGGTCATTCCCGAGGTGTCTTTCCATTGAACCATTTTGACTTCCTTTTTGGACGCCACCTGTTCCTCCTGTGTCTATTTCTTTTTGGTTTACGACATCCCATATTTTGAGTTGGTCGTTATTCCTTCCAAGGCTTACTGCTTCATCCCTATCCATGATGTTTTGAGATACATCTAGGAATACTTTACCCTCATGTTCCCAAGTTCCCAAATAGTTTTTACCCGTGGCTAAATCTTCTGAGTGTTTTTGCTCGTACTCACGCAGGATTTTCCAGCCTTCTTTCGGGTCGTAGAAGTCTTTGGCAGGGACTATGCGGCTGAACTTGGTAGGTTTTGAGACCATGTAGCCCTTATCGGGAAGGGAACCATCGGTCATCTTGATGGATAACCCACCCCAATCTCGAGTGAATTGTTGAATCTTTGCGGCTGTCTCTTGGGATATTCCCTCTTCATCTGATTGACCAGTCGCCCATGACCCATGGGTGGACTGGTCATGGTCGCCGTGTTTAGTTACCTTTAATTGATTCAAAAATTCAAACGGGTCTTGTTTTTCAATAATTGTAAAATAATAAAAATCAACTTTTTGAATAGGCGTGAGTGTACGAATTTTTTTAGAAAGTTCTCGAGATTCTTGGGCGCTGATTGCTCTCATTTGTTCGCCTCTTGTACAGCCAGCATTGACCTATCCCATATTACAAAAACAGGAGCGGTTCTTGTGAAATCTCTTCTTCCCCCATCTGTAATAACTCTCATATTTCGTAAATGTTCCGCTCCTCTGTGTCCTTGCGATGCGGCTAAGACACCCAAATCGTCAGCACCCCAAAATGGTTGTTTACCCGAGCGAACCATTTCTCTATTTTCTTTCAAAATATCATTGAATTCATTTGCGTCCATCGTACTGTTTGGTGGTATCGCTACCTTGAGAACGGTTCCTTGCTTGCCTGTTCTCCAGTCATCAGCATAACTTCGTGCAACTTCATAATCTGTTGTGAGATAAATTCCATCACCATCTACTCCTGAACCAGCATGATAGTTACCTGTTCTGAATTCTTCCGCTAATTGCTCAGAAGTATAATTTATATTGCCGTCCCCGCCATGACTGTAATCTTGAATTCCTCGATAAGCAATAGTCCAGCCTTCTGCTTGTAATTTATCCATTTCATCAGCAGTAACCACTTTTGGTGGTTCAGCAAAACCTTGTTTTTCAGCAATAATTTCTAAAGCATAATTTTCCCATGCTCGTTTTTCACTTCTGTTTTTTTCGTCTCTTTTTTGAATTTCTTTGTATGCTTCAGAAGTTTGATATGTATTTATATCTTTTCCAAAATAAGACGACATTTCCTCTGTTTTATCAGGAGCCAAACGCTTTGCTTCTTCGGCGGTGCCAGTTGCCCAAGAACCATGACTAGATTGGTCATGGTCGCCGTGTTTTAGAACGGGTATGTATCCGAATGGAAAATTTATTGTTATTGTCATGAGCGCTCGGGTGGAAGTAGGACCATGGCACATCGACAATTCGGATGAACTATTGGCGCTTCAACACCGATAGAGAACAAACCGTTCCATGGAACTGTTTCTCCATCCATCGGCGCACATATTTCGCAGGTGCGTTCATCTTTTGCGGTAACCCACATTTTCATAGATTGAGGGTCTACAAATCCCTCTTCGGACGCTTGCTTCCATCCTTCGTAGCGACCTTCGTTTTGTGCTAATTGGATTTCGGTGCGAGCAATCATTGTCGCTCTTTTGCTCTTGAGTGAATCGGCATATCGACTCGCTCGCTCTTGAGCCTTGGTTAGCGCTCGCTCGGGTTTATCGCCTTGACGAACTAAACGAGCGAATTCTTTTCTTTCAAATTCTGTAACTGCCTTGCCCCATTGCGGATGTAAGCCGACAACATTCTTGATTCTTTTGGCGGTAGCGCGAACATCAATTTGGTCATTGAAGGCATCGATAATTGCTTGACGAACTGCCGCTCTTGTAAGCGCATCAATCGAGGTAATCAATTGTCCAGCGCGAGTCTCTGCGAATTTGAGGGCAAGCGGATTGGTTACATTGAACTTCATATTAACTACAAGTTTGGGTTGCTTTGGCTTTGCCCAAGTTGGAAGTGGCTCGGGCTTGAGATTCGCCATTGGCTTTTTATTCGTAATCTTTGGCGGAGTTAGAGATGTTTGAGGAAGCGCCAACTTAGGAGCAAGTTTACGAATCTGCTCTATTGCCTCTCTTCCTCCAAGTTCAATGGCATTGAGTAACGAATCTTGAACATTCTTTTGATTAGCGATTGTGATTGCTTCAACTAAGCGCGTCACTTGTTGCGGGTCGAGATTACGCATCAAGCGTTCTAATTCGGTCAGACTGATTTTGTCTGTTGCGTTTTTTATCGCATTGAATAAAGACCGAGCGAGCGCTTGCTCCTCGGGTGATAGTGGGATTCGCCGTGGGCGTTCAGCCTTAGCAAAATGAATTGCCATGACTAACCAACTTCAGGAGTTTTTGGTAATCCTTCTATATCGGGCGCTGATGGTAATGATTCTTCGCCTGAAGTTTGTGGCGCTTCAGGTTGCTCCGACATTTGAGGTGGCATTGGAGGTTGCCCCGGGGCTTGCTCTGCTCCGGGCATTGGAGGCATACCAAAATTCTGACCATCGTGTTCGGCTGGTGGTAATCCTGCCAAGTCGCGTAAGTAATCTTCCAACTTAGGGTCAGGAACAATCGCGCCGGTTTGTACTAATCCTGCAACGAATGAAGAAACCTCATTCAAATCAACATGGCTTACTTCACCATAAGTTAGATAAGGAGCGCGAGATATATCCATTCCGTTAAGTTTTAGAAGCCTTGGAATCGCGTGTTGATTGATAACCTCAGCGATATTTTTAGCAATTGAATCTACTGCCATGGACCACAAATCCATCTTGGAAGTACCAAGGGCGTAAGAGCCAACTCGGTCTGAGCCAAGGAGAATGAAGTCAGAGAGAATCGACATTGCAATTCTTTGGTCATAGCGTTGAATAATTCTGTCTGTGTCGAACTGACGAGAACCGCCTGATGAAAGTAAAACTAAATCAAATACTTTGTGTCCTTGGTCATCATACATAGAGGGCATGATGATTCCCTCTTGCTCATTGCGTTTGATTGAGGTAACGATGTCCTTGATGGTGGTCAAAACTGTGGATTGCTCGGCGGTTGCCGTTGAGGATAGGAACTCAGGTGGGACATAAGCGACTGGCAAACCTGCTAGGTCACGCTCAACACCGATTGCTTCAATCTCTTCGATGCGACGCTTAAAGTACCAAGCGCGATAGCCATTACGAAGAATCGAGCGACCCTCGGGATTATTTTTATGAGAGGTAGTTCTAAACAAAAGCGATTTTTCGATTGGGATTTCATAAGTTCCGCCCGTCGATGGGTCTACTTGAACCATTCCTTGAATACCGCCATCTTCATCAATCATCCAACGGAATAAAGTTTCTTGCGCTCTGATTGGCATTTTGCGCCAACCGATACGACCATCTTTATATTTTGATTTCTTGCGTGGGTCTTTGCTATCGCCATCGCGAACTTTGTAAACAATTTCATGGAAAGAAAATCCGAATACCAACATTGAAAGCATCTGAGTTAGCGTCGAATCCCACGACTCGCTCATATCATGTAAGCAAGATTCTATGAAAGCCGCGACCTCTTTATCTTCAGGACTGACATCACCATCATGAGATGAATCAGAATAGGGGTCGATACGCCATTCAAGGCGGGTAATAACTTTCTCGATAGCAAAAAGCATCGAGCCGATTGTTGGGTCATTGTCTGCCATCTCGCGATAAATTCGCGCTCCGCGCTGACCGCGAAGATTGACAAGGAATTCCTCAAAGACGGTACCGCCTGAGCGACGCAGACCAGTAGCGCCGAATTCTGATAAATCTAAAGGTACCTTGTCTGCCATCTTACCTCTACTCTTTTGTGGCTAAACCGACTGTAATCGCAATAGCCTGTTCCTCGTTGAATCCCGCTTTTACTAACTCTGTAAATAATTCATGAGTATGAATAGCGAAACTTTGTAGTTTAGAGACGACAATATCACCATGCGAGGCAAAGTTATCGTACACCGCTAGATTATAGCGTTACGAGAAAATTGACCTTTTATTCTCCATCAAAGACAAATTCTTTTGAATTTGTCCGAAGAGTGGAAAGACCAATAGCCATCGTTACCGCTAAATCTCGAGTACCTGCAAAACCAAAATCACGCTCTTCAAGTATTCCTCCAAGTTTATCAAATTGCTTAAAGGTAATCTTGAATGGTAATTCTGTTTCTGATTCTGTCAGACTGATTTCAATTTTTTCATTGTAATCAACTGGCATCGAAATTAGGGGACGACCGTTCGGAGTAACTGTTACTTTCGCACCGGGAAGGTGGTTCGCAAAATAATCAGTCCAAGCCATCTCATCTCCTTTCAGAGAATTTCAACCCCAATAATACTACATAGGGGTTAGAACGGAAATGACTCAGGTACCTTCGCTTCCTCTTTCCAAGTTGGCGCGGTCCAAGGATTTTCCTCAATATCGCCGGATGCTCCACGCTGAAGTATGGTCGCGCTGACCGTATGGCGCTTGAGGTCCACTCCCACATTGAAAGCGGTGACAACCATCCTGCCTCGCTTTTCGCCCGTTTTTTTATCTTCCCAAGATTCCCAAGTGGCGTTTCCTTGGATGATGACGCCCATACCTTTGCGAAGTGATTCGCAAACATTTTCTGCTAGACGATTCCAGCATTTGATTGACCATGGAGTGACATCGGTATTTTCCCAAGTGCCATCTTCTTTCTTTACTGATTTAGAACTAATCACGGTAAACGATGCCATTGCTTTCCCATTCGGAGTAAATTTCAACTCAGGGTCAGCGGCAAGATTTCCTACGATAGTTACCTGACTCATGCTATGTGCCTTTCATTCGTTATAGGTTTGGCGATTATGTTTAGTTTTTTTCGTAATCTGTCGCGTTCATTCATTGTTGTTCCGCCCCATATTCCGATTACTTTGTAATGTAACGCATAGGTCAGACAATCTTCGACAACTATGCACGACTTACAAATCTTTTTTGCTTGGTAATTTTCAAGGGTCATTGGTTTATCCTCGGCAAAGAACATCTCCGTATCAATTCCCCAACAACTCGCTCCCTCGAAATTCCAAGGCATCTTCATGTAATTCCTCTCCTACTACTAGACGATTGGGGGAAGAGGAATCTAACCTAGCCAAAATTCTTCCGTTTCTCCATACCTTTCCGCCAGCAATTCCATCATAGTGTGAACTCTGAGGCTGAACTAAAGATTCACATTCATTCCAATAAATACATCGCGAACAATAGGCAAGAGCGGGCATTGCTAAATCTAAATTGGTTTGGTCAAATAACCATGAATCAGCCTCACGGCATGGAGCATCGTTTGTGAATTTGAAACTCATGTAGGAATTTTATCTTGGAGATTCTTCAGATTCTTGTTTTTGTTCTTTGCGTGTCGCCCATTCGCCGAATCTCTCGCGAATAAGTTTGTTCAGTAAATCCGCTTTTTCTTTTTCATTGATTGGTTTATTTGTCTTTGAGTCCGACATCATCCTCATCCTCCCAAGTTTTTATTGCGTGATGAATCAATCCTTGATGGCGCCAATCAGGATTTTGCGTGTCGGCTAAAGTCAGCGTCCAATAATCCTTATCACCTTCACCCATCCATTCTGATACGAGAACCCATCCAGTACAGATTGCAGGTTCAATGAAAGCGATGCGCCCGATTTCAGCGAGCGCATCGTCAATCACAGAAGGTTTGGGTTGTTCTTCCCTTTTCGCCATGTGGCGAGGCTAATACCAAAAATTCCTTAGCCAAAAGCGCCACGCCGAACATGGGTCAGAATAACGAGACTCGATATAAATGAATCCACGATAAATTTGTTCTTCGACTGAAACCTTTGGGTCCAACCCAAGAATTTGTGGAATTCCTCCAGCATTGAGTTTTTCGCCATTCTGATATACGGGATGCTTGTTGTAAGCATTGGGACGCCAATTAGATTCTTTTGTCCATAGGGACTCAAGACATTGCCATTGAGCATCGGTTTTCCATCCCCAAGAGGGCATGATTTTGCGAGCGAGAATCTTCGCCGCTTCAGGTGTCCGGTCAATCAAGACCGGTTCCATAACTACAACTTCATTGGCTTGCGCTTCAGGGTCCGGTGGAACATGAAGTGGATTGAAGATAATTAGACCTGCGATGAAGATTGAGAATGGAATGGGCTGTAAAAGTTTTTCATAGAATCGCATATTCCTCCGATGTCCGGAGCGGACACTTTGTTGCCGATGGCTTCGGCACTTTCATGTTGTCAGTATCGGACTGACCCCGCTGTTACAAGTAAGGTGTTTTGCGAACCTTGGTTTTAGGGTATCGCATCAAGATGAATGAGTGTCAAGGATTAGGCGCCGGTGGCGGAGCAGAAAGATTGTGCTAGAGAGAGGACGGACGCACAACCCACGCTCAACGCCACCGGACTCGGGTACCCGGAAGGAATGGTACCCGACCCAATCTCTGTGTAACCGTGAAAGGGTAAAGTCGGTTATACAGAACGCCCCGCGAATCTAAGAAGCGACTCGCGGAGCGCCATCCAATCGGCGGGTCTCATGTCCGTGCGGAAGAGAGTCGATGCCGACTGAATCCTTATCTAATCAAGCCTACTTTCGCCATAGGCTTTGATGCCGTATTTACTTAGGACCGCGGCGAACGCTCCGGCGTAAGCGCTCTTCAAATCGACAGACTGACCGAATTCGGAAACCCATATCTGATAACCGCCTCCGTAAGCCTTACCGCCGATTCCCTTGGACTTTAGGTAAGTCACGAAACTTCCGCGAGCAGGAAAGATTGAAACCCACGCGAATCCGCACAAACCATTTAGAACATAAGTTTTCTTGGTAAAGTCAATATCGTTACCAAGTGGAGTAGTTGGAGTACCAACTACGAACTGTGGAAGCGAAACGGTTTTAGTAGCCGCAACGCCAGCCTCATGCGCCTCTTTGTAAATTCGAGCGCACTCGCGCTTCCCCAACTTTGGGGTCTTGACTGTCTGAGTCATGTGTCCTCCTCTCAAGAACAATTCCAGTATATCAAACTAGGGTTTGGAAATCAACCTAGCCCGGAGCGTGTCCGATTCCTCAGCGAGCGCTCTCTGACGCTCTACTCTCCGGATAGCCTTTAGCGAGCCTTCAGAGACCCGTAGAGGCTTCTTTCGGCGTAGCCATAGGGGAATCTTCATTAGAACCACCGTCCGGTCTCTATTGACCCCACAATCCCAAAAGCAAGCAAGAGAACTAGATAGAACGCAAGCGCCTCGGCATTGTCAGCCCATCGGCGACCCTTGGCGGTCAATCGAACTCCTCGCTTCAGTAGATAGTTTTCAATCATGCCGTTCTCCTCTCTTTGATTGAACGAACTAACCCCACCGCTTCAAGAGAGGCATCTGCCTCGCACTCGAAACAATAGAATTTTCCTTTGACCATCGTGATACGAAACTCGCTTCCGCAAAGTACGCACTTCATATAATCACCACCTCATATTCATTCCGTCCAGTAAATACGGCGATAATGTCTCGCTTTGCGACTTTCTTTTCAAGCACCTTGCCCTTATTGCCGAATCGTGTCGCGAACCATTCAGCCTTCTCACGCTTGATTGTCCATGAGATTCCATCTTTGTTGAGTCCGGGTTGATAACCACGATAGACCGTAACCGTCTCGGGTAATCCTGCGTAAGCCATCTGCTCATCCCAATCCATGAGCCACTCTTCACGATTGGCTCTATCTGAAGAAAATAACTCACGCCATAAATCAAGATGCGCCCAAGCGTTTTCAGTATCAACCCATATCTGACCCAGTAATGACCAGTATTGACGATTACTTAGATTCTCTTGAATCTCTTTGAAAGCCTCTAGGCGATAGGGGCGCTCATGAAGCCAAATGACTTGCTGATAGTTTTTCTTTTCTAGCGCTTCTTCAACCAACTTCTTTTTTACCTCATATTGATAATTGGCTTGACCACCTGAGAAGAATGGCACCTGATAAACCAACGGATGACGCAACATCGCAAAAGTATCTTCTTCGTAATATGGAGCAAGGTCAGGATGAAGTGGCTCATGCTGTTTCTCGATTGCCTCAAGAAGTTTGGCGTAATCTTTTGGGTCTACTGCGAAATCCGGCTTTGTCATTTCTTACCCGCCTTGTAAAGAAATCGTTTTGGAATTTTGCGGGCGCAATCAGAGCCAACAGGGAAGAATCCTTGTGACTGTTTTTCTCCTTCTTCAGTATTGGCTTGTTCGATATTCATGATTGTCCCGCTTTTGAAAGATAAGTGAACCCAATAACCGGATTCGGTGCCAGTTGTTTTCATTGGGCGAAAGCAAACAAAACATTCGTCGTTATATTTGACATCGTTGCGACCGACTTTTTTATTTTTGAGTTCTTGTTCCATCGAAACTTGAACCTGATAGAAGTCCTCGAACATCTCAACTGTCATATCTGCTCCTCTCATTTACAACCCCAGTTTAGCATGGATAGGTCAGAGAGTACAATTAGCCTAATCGTGTCCCGAGTGACCTAACACTCGGAGGTCGGTATTGCATAGATTCCGCCGATATGCCCTCATTGCCCTTTTGACCCTGATTGTTCTATGGCTATCAGCGAGCGCCGCCGCCGCCCTTCTCGCCACGCTCCTCATCCCGATTATTGGATTGGCGCTCTAATCCCAACTGTGTCGGATTGGCTTGTCTCTTAATTCTTGCTCGAGAAGATTGATGCGGTCTTGAACTCGCCTTGATTCTTCAGACCTTATTTTGATTGTGAAATAAAGTTGGGCGCACTTCCATCCAATTCCAAAAACTGCGACCAGTATCAATCCCTCCATGGAGCCAACACCTCTTCCATTTCTTCAATCTCATTGAGAGATACTGAAGGGGCATTGGTCAGATGGGTCTCCACAAATTTGTACTCATCATTGATTTTAGTCAGCATCGGAATCATCGGTTTGATATTTCTAAATTCGTGGATGCTTCGTAATTGCTCTTCGTCCATCTCGATTGCTCCGACTACGGGAGCCGTCCATACTTGAACATAAAGTTTTCTTTTCATGGGCGAATCCTAGACCCATTGCTTATCAGTATTGGATTTCTTCCTCGGTGTTTGTCTTTCGAGGTTTGCGAATCTTTTGACCACAGGTAGGGCATCGGTCTGAATCGATTTGAACTTCATGCTCATGACCGCCCGATGAATCAGCGAATCGACTGAAAGCATGATTGACCTCTCGCCGAGTAATGCGTCCATCTCGAAGGTATTCCCGAGCCAACTCCTCGATGACCGAGGCGACTGCCAAGACTCCAGCCATTGCGATTGAGACAACTGTATCGAGACCCAAGAGAGAGCCAGCACCCAAAGTAACTAAGGCTCCAACTAAAAAGACAGCGGACATCCGCGCAAGAATCTCGAAGAACAATTTCATTGAACAATTTTATACTAAGCACTTCTCCCAACTAATTTATCTAAATCCGGGTAGAACTCGACGGCTTGTAATTGTTTTCTGATTCTCTCGGATTCTTTTTTCTGAGCAACCCACTCCCTCTTTGATTGCGGACATCTCGCCTTTGTCGGTCCATTCTTGCCAACAACTTTTACACCCTTGAAGTGATAGGCACCTTGAAGAGCCTCGGCAGATTCTTTGCCCATGAAGTGTCGAACTAAATCGAGTAAGCATGAAGCGAACTCTGCTCGGTGACCATTGAGGTCCGTCAGATGATGAGCGACCTCATGAAGAATGACATATCGAGTCCTCGCCCATCTTGGTAATTTGATTGCTCTCTGTCCATAGTAGAAAGTCGCGCAAGCCTTCCTGCGACCTCGACCATCGAGAACTGTAATTGGTCTTTTGGCTTGGATGCCGTAAGTCTCAAGAACATATTTCCGGGCTATAACTTTATCGACGAACTTTTGACATTCCTTGAGGGTCAGCGCATCGCCGTACTTGATACCCGATAACTCTTCAGCGGCATAGAGCCGTCTTGCTTGGTCTTTGACCTTTGCCATATTTCCTCCCTTTACCCTTATTATATCAAACGGGGGTTTTATATCTACCCGGATTGGATTGAACTCCCGCAGGGGTCCGGGACGACACGCCGCGATTTGACACCTTTTGGCACCCTTTGATTTCTAACCCTAGTTATGTTATCCTTGGACTGTCCGAGAGGAGGACAAATGAGAAAGACCAAAGAAGGTCGCGAGCAATATCGGATGAGATATAACTCAGCAAAAAGCGCCGCTGACTTGCTAAATAAAACTGTTGGCGAGATTGAGAAGATTGTTGGAGTAAAACTTACTTCAAGACAAATTGAAAGTTTGGCTGGTCAATTCAGAGGTTTCGATTCACTTGTGGACCGAGCCAATGAAACTTATGAGCGTTATGAAGATTTCTGTATTCGATTCGATTATGTACAAAAAGACATCGAAACTGTTATCTGATAACTAACCCCAGTTGTGATATAATCCGATTGTTCTTGAGAGGAGAACGAAATGAAAAAAATCAAAATTACTTGGAAGGCGTTTGGCGATAAGCCTGACTTAGATAGATTTATCTCCAGCGTCGAATTTCTTCAAGCCGATGTCGTAACTCAACTACTCACAGACCAAGAAATCTGCGAGCAGATTTACGCCGCGACTAATACTTATAGCGGTCCGGTTTGGGATGTCATCGAGCCATTGCTCAAAGACTTTAGAACTCACACATCGCTTTCGGTCGGTGATGAAATAGAGATTGGCGGAAAGGCTTACATCTGCGCCGATTTCGGATTCATCAAAGTCGAAGATGCGGACATCAAGTTTTTATCGGATGAATACGGCATTGGAGCCGTGTTCTCGGTAAGAAATAAAATCGAGGAAGGAAAGGTAACTAAATGAAAAAACTATACGATGGTTATTACGGTACCCGCGATAACTGGCGCATTGAGTTAGATAAAGAAACCGGTTTATGGGCGCTTACTCATAACGGTAATGATTACGGCGATTATGTTTCCCTCACGGAAGCGAAGATTGCCTACAAATGGGCAAAAGCCGGTCAAACAATAATTGTTAGCCGAGATGAAAATGGAAATAAGGTCTACCCATGGACCATAAAAAAGCAAAAGGTGAATTCCTAACCCCAGTTATGGTAAACTCAGATTGTCTTAGAGAGGAGACAAAATGAAAAATCAATATCAATGCCGACAATTCAATACCCAAGAACTCATCGCTCAAATCGGTCACATGAATGTTCTCGCTATTTCAGGCGGTCGCGTTCACTCGATTGTTGATGATGAAGGCGAGACTGTCGAAGTCCAATTGCCAGTAGGCAAGGGCTATCGAGTTTCAATCACTCTTGGATTTATGGACACATGGACTGTCCGCCGTGAATATGTCCGCAAGGGCGTAGCAACGGTCAAGGGTGTTCAAGAAGATGTCTACTTTGACGAAGTAGGCGAAGTTGCTTACAGAGCAAGTTGCTTTGTAAATGTTCCGTTTGGAGAGGAAGTGAAAACATGAGCGGACCAACACTTAATGCAGATGGCAAGTTTGACCTGACAACTCGAATCATTGCCTATGAAAGTGGCGAAATCTCTGAAGGCGAATTCTACGAACTATTTCAGTATCTTGTCGATACTGGATTGGCGTGGTCTCTTCAGGGTTCATACGGCAGATTGGCAAAAGCGCTTATCGATGCCGGAAAGATAAATGCAAAGAATTAAAACGGCAAAAGAATTATTGGAAGTAATTCAGTTTGCAACCGATGAAGAATTCGCCAAGCGGGTCAAATACTTACCTATGCCTTTGCAGGGTCTTGCCGTTTTGAAGAGAATTGAAATACATGGCTATTCTCCGTTACCTTGAGGTTATAGTTTATTTACTATAAACTAGGGTTTATATTATGGAGAGGAGCAAAATGGAAAACGCAATCATTGTCCATTCGCCTGAGTATGCGAATTGGGTCTTTGACCCAACGCATCCAACTCAAGGGCGAAGGTTTCTCTATGCTCGCAATAAAATTATCCTTGAAGCGCAAAAGCGTCATCTCAATGTCTACGAGATAGAGCCACAATATCCATCAATGGATGACATCCATTCTGTTCATGATATGACTTACGCTCATGAGGTAATTGTTCGTGGCGAATCGGGTGAATGGGTGGGACAACGCCATGACCTAGGTGACCTTGCCAAGTTATTTGTAGGTGGAACTCTGACTGCACTTAACGAATTGCTTGATTTCAAAACGCGATTGGCTGTTCATTACGCGGGTGCAAAGCATCACGCGATGCGTGACTATTCCAGCGGATTCTGTGTGTTCAATGATTTCGCTATTGCCGCAACTAAGGCGACCAACGAATATGAGCAACGAATTGCTATCTTTGATTGCGATGCTCACCATGGTGACGGTACGGAAGTCTTACTCAAGAAAAACAAGAATGTTATGACCTTCTCGGTTCATGAGTATGGAATCTTCCCCGGCACGGGTTTGCTATGTGATTATCGCGCTCGCGCATACAATTTCCCGCTTGCATCAAAAACGGGTGACGAAGGTTTATTGAGCGCAACCGATATGTTCCTCAAGGCTTGCGATGAATTTCAACCAACGATGATTTTCGTAGCCTGTGGCGCTGACGGTCTAGCCAATGACCCGCTTTCAAGTTTGACTTACACGCAACTCGGTTACTTCAATTCGATGCGTAAGATTCGTGAAACTTTCCCTACGATGCCAATTCTTCTCGGTGGCGCTGGCGGTTATCAGCCCGATACGGAGACGCCCGAACTATGGAAGAACGCCACGCTCGGACTCATGGATTTACCTACGGAGATTGTAATACCCTAACCCTTACGATTAGCGGTGTGAATCTACCAAAAAAACTGCTGACTCAAAACAGCGAATTAAAACCTGACGGAATCTTTAACTGGACTCTTCCTGCCTTTGCTATCAAGTTAAGCGATGGCAGGAATTTTAATGTTTGCCCTCAAGCGGGAGCGTGTGCAAGTTTTTGTTATGCAAGAAATGGAACTTATCTGTTTCGCAATGTACGCGGTCGTCATATCCAAAATCTTGAATATGTAATGAATTATCCTGAGAAATGGTTTGAGCAGATGTTGGCTGAGGTACAAAAACCAAAGATGATTGGAAAGCATATTCGGATTCATGATGCTGGAGATTTCTACTCAGAGGATTATCTAAACCTATGGTTGAGGATTGCTCGAGC